GCTATTTCCTGCTGACGGACCTGTTAAGACTAAGATTATTGGCGAGGTAACTGAAGAGAAGACAGCCAGAGCTGAGCGTAAGCGTGACTACATGAACTGGCAGTTAACTGAGCAGATCGAAGAGTATCGTGATGAGCAGGAGCAAATGCTTACACAATTACCACTAGGCGGCTCACAGTACATGAAGATGTGGTGGGACGAACAGAAACGTCGCCCATGCGCAGAGTTTGTGCCTATTGATAACATCTATCTTCCATTTGCGGCTGTTAACTTCTACACTGCAATGCGAGTTACTGAGGTACAAGATATTACGCAAGAGCAATTTGAGCTTCGTGTGTCAAGTGGCTTGTACATCGACTTAGGAATTTACCGGTCGTCTGAAGAGCCTAAGGAAAGTAAAGCACAAAAAGCTAATGACAAAGTAGAAGGTAGAAAAGATAGTGGCGAAAACATTGACGGCATCCGTCGTGTGTTCCATATTCAAACATGGCTTGAGCTAGAAGAAGACAATATCACTAAAGGCGAGCGTGCGCCGTATATTCTCATGATTGATGAGAATGAAAGCGCTGTTGTAGGGTTATATAGGAACTGGGAAGATGGTGATGAGACGTATACAAAGCTGGATTGGATCATCGAGTTTAAATTCATTCCTTGGCGCGGTGCATATGCTATTGGCCTGCCGCATCTTATTGGCGGTATCTCTGCTGCTCTCACTGGTACACTTAGAGCTTTACTCGATTCAGCGCATATCAACAACGCGCCTACGATGCTTAAGCTCAAAGGGGCTAAGATTTCTGGACAAAGTACAGTTATTGAGCCTACGCAAGTTGCTGAGATAGAAGGCGCACCCGGTGTAGATGATGTACGTAAGATTGCAATGCCTGTGCCATTTAATCCGCCAAGCCCAGTATTATTTGAGTTGATGGGCTGGTTGACTGCGCAAGGCAAAGGCGTTGTTACTACTTCTGAAGAAAAGATTGCTGATGTAACAAGCAACGCGCCTGTAGGCACTACACAAGCACTGATTGAACAAGGCGCTGCAGTCTTTAGTTCCATTCATTCTCGACTGCATGATTCACAGCGACGTGTCTTTAAGGTTCTAGGAAGGTTGAATCGCTGGTATTTAGATGATCAACGTAAAACAGAAGTTGTACAAGATTTACAAGTTACGCCTGACGATTTTATTACTAACTCTGATATTATTCCAGTATCTGATCCACATATCTTTGCTGAGTCGCAACGTTACGCGCAAATTCAAACGCTTGCATCGCGAGCTGAAAAAAATCCTGACTTGTACAATCGCCTTGCTGTTGAGAAACGAATCTTAAAGCAGATTAAGTTGCCTGATATTAATGAAGTATTACCGGACCCACAAGATGTGAAAGACATGAACCCAGCTCTTGAGAATGTGTCAATGACACTTGGTAAGCCAGTTGGCGCGTTCCCTGCGCAAGATCATTTGGCTCACTTTATTAGCCATATTCAGTTTGCGCAAGATCCAATCTTTGGTGGCAACCCTATTATAGCGCCGGCGTTTATACCTGCATGTTTAGAGCATTTAAAGCAGCACTTAACATTATGGTACTTAGGCCAAGCTGATCGCTACACTAGTGAAGCATTAGGTAAGCCTTACAACATTCTAAAAATACAACCTACAATGCGCGAAGCTCAGAAGTTACTAGCGGTATCATTGCAGCACGTGCATATGGATAGCAAAGAAGTATTAAGTGAAGTTGGTAAGACTATTGCGCAGATGCTTGACATGATGAAGAAAATGCAGCAAGATAATCAACAACTTGATCCAAGTATTAAGATGCAAATTGACGCATTGACACAGACACAAATGGCGGAGACACAACGTAAGGCTGCTAAAGATCAAGCTGACATGCAATATAAGATGCAGGATATGCAGATTATGAATGAAGAAAAACAAGATCAGATTGTTTCAAATCAGCAAATTAAAGCGGCAGAGATTACGCAGGATATTAACGCCATGACTTTAGAACGACAGTTTGCAGCAGAGGAGCAACAAGAGCAACAAGCGCGGCAGATGCAGCAGCAAATGCAGCAACAGCAAGCAGCACAGCAACAAGCACAGGCTGCGCAACAACCGCCTCAGCAAGCACAAGCACCACAGCAGCAACCACCACCACCACAACCACCACAAGGAGTGTAATATGAAACAAGCAATAGGTGCCCATAAATTAATGGCAATGGGAATTACTGATGGCAACAAAATGAAAGAAGGCGGTAAAGTAGCTAAGTACGCAAAAGGCGGCTCAGTTAAAAAGCCGGCTGATGTAATGTATAACGAGCCTAAGGGCGCAGAACGTAACAGAATTGGTGCAGTACCAGAGTCAAAAGCTCGAACGCTGATTAACGATAGCAGCCAAAAGTTGCCATACGTTAAGCCAACTGGCAAAATCGCCACGTTGAAAAAAGGTGGTATGGCTGCAAAGAAACCCGGCCTAATGATTGTTGTATCTATGGGTAAGAAACCATCAGCTAGAGGGCGTTAATGCAAATTAGTGCTCTCATTACACTGATTAAACAACGTCGGCAAGAAATTGCTGAAGGTTTGGTAAATGGAAATTGTGCTAATTTTGAAAGTTACCAGCGTTTAGTCGGTCAATCACTAGGCTTGGCAGAAGCTTTGCAGATGATTAATAACTTACTTGATGAGGAAAGAAAAGATGTCAAATGATATCGAACAGACGCTTGAAGAAGCGTTTCCAGTGTTGGACCCTTTAATGGCGCCGTATGGTGCAAGAGTTCTTGTACAATTAAGAGCTGTTAAAGAAAGAGTGACGAGTGCAGGTATAGTACTGCCTGAAGAGACAAAGGAAACCGAGAAATGGAACACAATGATTGGTAAGGTTATTGCCATCGGGCCTTTAGCTTTTAGAAAAAGAGATACTATGGAAGCTTGGCCTGAAGGGGCATGGGCATCTGTAGGTGATTTTGTACGAGTACCTAAGTGGGGTGGCGATCGATGGGAAATTGACTTTGAAGATAACGGTTTAAAAGGTAAAGCGCTGTTTACTTTCTTTAATGACCATGAACTCATTGGCAAAGTCACCGGTGATCCTCGCTCAATTAAAGCGTTTATTTAAGTTTTGAAAGGAAAACTGTATGAACTCAACTGAAAAGATGGAAATGCAGGTTGACGAAGCCAAAGATGGTGGCGCTATTGTCAATCTACCGCCCGATATACCTACACCTGATGAAAATCTAGTGGTAGAAGGCGGTTCTGAGGCCCTCGATGATGAGGGGATGGGTGGTAACCCACAACAAAGTGCTCAAAATGACGGTTTGGAGGACGATCCTGACCGCGAAGCCATTCGAGCTGCTCGTAGAGAGGAACGAAGGCTAAAAAAGCAGCTTTATCGTGAAAAAACCAAGGAGTCAAGTCACTTAATTAGTGCACTGAAGAAACAAAATCAAGATTTGGCAGAAAGACTGTCAATTATTGAACGTAAAACTTCAGGCGCAGAGTGGGCTCGTGTTGATAAGGCGATTGAAGACGCAGGCGTGCAAGTAGAATACGCTAAAATGAAGATGAAGGAGTCTGTTTCTCATCAAGATGGCGATGGAGTTACTCGTGCACAGGAAATGTGGTATGAAGCTCAACGCAAGCTTGAATCTCTTCAAAATATGAAGCAACAAGCTACCAAGCAAGGCGCTCAGCAAAAGCAGAACATTCAAGTACCTGACCCTAGCGTACAACGCCTAGCGGCGGACTGGATGGAACGTAATAACTGGTATGACCCGCATGGTAAGAATGAAGAATCTCAGATTGCGCAAGTTATTGACAAAAAGTTAACGGAAGAAGGCTTCGACCCATCTTCTGAAGACTATTGGGAAGAACTTGACGATCGGTTGCATAAATATATACCACATCAGCAAAATCGTGGTTATAATAATTCAAGTGTTAGAAATCAGAAACCGAGGTCTGTTGTGACAAGTTCAGGACGTGAATCGATGGGAACAACTAAATCTAATGAATTTAGATTAAGTCCTGACCGCGTTGCTGCAATGAAAGAAGCCGGGTTGTGGGATAAGCCCGATTTACGACAAAATGCCATTCGCAAATATGCCGAGTGGGATAGACAAAACAAGACTAGGAGTTAATGATGGACGACAGATTAAAGAAAAACATAAGAGCAGGCCGCGAAAATCGTAGTGCAGACGATTTGTCCAGACGTGGTCCTGAAGAGAAATTCGTATCTTCCGAGGAACGCCGTAGAGCATTCCGTTCGGAGTGGCTCCAAGAGGCACTTCCGACCCCGCCTGAGATTCCGGGCTTTCACTTATGCTGGTTATCTTCAACAAGCCAGTACGACCCCATTCACAAACGTATGCGTCTAGGTTATGTAGCCGTTAAAGCCGATGAAATTCCTGGCTTTGAGCACTTAAAAGTTAAGTCCGGCGAGCATGAAGGCTTTATAGCAGTGAATGAGATGCTTCTTTATAAGCTTCCAATGGATATTTATCAGGACATAATGGCAGAAATGCACCATTACGCACCGTTAGACGAACAAGAGAAGATCTTAGTGCAACAAGAACAACTTCTTGGTGCTAAAGATAGCAACGGCCGTGCTTTAGTGCAGATCGAAGGTGAAGGCATGAAATTTGACCAAACTAGAGACGAACCTGTTTTCAGGTAGTCTAACATAAGGAGTTTTATATGTCTTCTACAAATGCTCCGTTTGGTTTGCGCCCTTCCTTCCACCCATCTGGGTTGGATCGTGCGGTGGCACTCCCTAACGGTATTACTTCAGGCTATGCTTCAAATATTCTTAAAGGTCAACCTGTCACGTTAAACACATCTGGTGCAATTATTATTGCAACTGCAGGCAGTGCTTATCAAGGCGCTTTTGCAGGTGTTGAGTTTACTGACACAACAGGTCGACGCAGAGTATCGAACTTTTGGCCTGCTTCAACAACAGGTACAGATATTGTTGCTTACTATTACTCTGATCCTAATATCGTTTATGATATTCAGGCTGACGGTGTTTTAGCGCAAACATCCATTGGTGACCAAGCCAACTTTACAAATATTGCTGCCGGTTCTACAACGACTGGTTTATCAGCATGCACAATTTCAACTTCTTTAGTTGGATCAAGTGCTGTTGGTGATATGCGTATTATTGGCTTATATCCGGGTGTTGACAACGCTTGGGGTGATGCTTACACAGTTGTGCAAGTACAAATCTCACGTAGTCAGTACGTTGCAACCATTAACGCCATTTAAGGAGGGATAGACTATGGCAGCCCCAATGAGAAGTACGGACTTCCGCTCAATTGTAGAGCCGATCCTTAATGAAGCGTTTGACGGAGTATATGACCAACGTTCCGACGAATGGTCTACAGTATTCCGCGAACAAACTGGTATCCCACGTAATTACCACGAAGAGCCTGTATTATACGGTTTTGGTGCTGCCCCTCAGTTACCTGACGGCACGCCTGTAACGTATCAACAGGGTGGTGTGTTATTCTTGCAACGTTATGTATATAACGTGTACGGTTTGGCGTTTGCTTTGACTAAAGTTTTAGTTGAAGACGGTGACCACATTCGTATTGGCCAAGTATATGCTAAGCACTTAGCGCAATCTTTAGTAGAAACTAAAGAATTGCTATGCGCCAACATATTAAACCGTGCATTCAATAGCTCATTCACCGGCGGTGATGGCGTATCTTTAATCAACACAGCTCACCCAATTGTAAGTGGCACATTTAGCAACCAGTTAGCAACTGCTGCAAATTTATCACAAACATCACTTGAGCAAATGTTAATTCAAGTTCGTCAAGCTGTTGACAACAACGGTAAGAAAATCCGTCTACAACCAGTTAAATTGGTTGTTGCACCGGGTAATGTATTCCAAGCAGAAGTTCTGTTGAAATCTGTACTACGTGCTGGAACAGCAAACAATGACATCAACCCGGTTAAGTCAATCGGATTGTTGCCAGAAGGTTGTTCAGTAATTAGTCGTTTAACTTCAGCAACTAACTGGTGGGTACAAACTGATGCGCCTGAAGGTATGAAACTTCTAATGCGTCGTGCTTTAGAGAAGACTATGGAAGGCGATTTTGAAACCGATAGCATGCGCTATAAGGCAACAGAACGTTATATTCCAAATTGGACTGATCCACGCGCAATGTTTGGTACACCAGGCGTTTAATTTGTAAAGGTTATTTGGGGGAACCTTAATCCCCCCATTCATTTGTCTATGCTTTTCAAGGAGAAAGACACATGCCTCAATTTTCAGATGATCTATTTTTAGGTTCCGCAATTACCTATCAAGGCGCGGACGCCTACCCTGCTGTTGCAACTTTTACTGGCTCAATTGCTACTACTACATTAACCGTCACCGCCATGCTTTCGGGTGACCCAATTACTGTGGGTATGTTCATTGACAGTTCAACCTCACTCACCAATGGAACCTATATTACAGCTTTTGGTACGGGTTCTGGCGGTACAGGTACTTACACCGTAAGCGCCTCACAAACTGTAGCAAGCGCCACCATCATTGGTTCTGGTAATGCTTTGTTGCAAAACCCATCACCAATGAGCTTAGGTGTTGGCCCATTAGGTCGTGTTTATATTTGGGATGCTGTACCACAAGCAAAACTAACAACTAACATTGTTGCCGCTGTCATCACAACTGCTACTACGCTCACGCTTGCCGCAGGTGCTGGTGTCACATCCGTTACAACCACAAGCGGCGCAACAGTTTTGCAACTTGACTGCCCTCGTGCTGTTTCTACAACCACAGGTGCTGGCTCTCCAACTACTGTCAACATTACTGTTTCTGGTTACGACTACTACGGTCAAGCCATGAGCGAGGTAATTGCAACAGGAGCAGTGGCATCAACAACTGTTAATGGTAAGAAAGCCTTCTACCAGATCTCTAGTGTTGTTTCTTCTGGCGCAAGCGTAGTAACCGTTGCTGTAGGTACAACCGACATCTTGGGCGCGCCATTGCGCATTACTGATAGAGGCTACGTCACCCGCGTTGGTTGGGACAATACTTTGGCTGAAGATACTGGCACTATGACCGTTGCCGCTACCGCCACAGCAACCACAACCACTGGTGATGTGAGGGGTACTTATTTGCCTTCCTCGGCGGCAGATGGTGTTAAACGTCTTGTGATGGGAATAGCCCTGCCAGCGATTGCGGCAGGCCCGAATGCAACTCGTACTGGCGCTCTTGGCGTCACTCAAGCTTAAGGAGACAAACATGGGAAAATTTACTCGCATGCCTAAAATGAAGACAACTGAGCCTTCAGTTGACGAAGCCAAAATGAAAAAAGGCGGCAAAGCTAAGAAAATGGCTATGGGCGGAGATCCTAGAATGGCAGCAATGCCTGCTCAGCAAGATCCTCGTATGATGGCAGCAATGAAGAAACGCGCAATGATGGCTCGTCAACCGGCAGCAGCAGAGCAATCGCCTATGATGATGCGTAAAGAAGGCGGCAAGATGGACAAGTCGCAAGACAAGGCCATGATCAAAAAAGCCTTTAAACAACATGATATGCAAGAGCACAAAGGCGGCAAAGGCACTTCTTTGAAACTAAAGAAGGGCGGCATGCACATGATGTCTAACGGCAAAATGATGAAGAACTCTGCCATGCAAAAAGGCGGTATGGCATGCGCTACTGGGGGTGTTGTCAATGGGCAAGGCGGTTATAAAGACGGCGGTATGCCTATGGTTGAGAAAGATGGAAAGATGATTCCTACTTTTGCGGCTGACGGCAAAGGTAAGATGAAAACAGGCGGCAAAGCCATGATGGGCGGCGGCATGATGCGCGGCTATAAAGAAGGTGGTCACGTAGCAATGGCTTGTAAAGATGGTGGCGGCTTCACTACAATGAAGAAAATGGCAAAGTGCTAAAATCGGCTAGGGGCTTCGGCCCCTGCCTTTACCTTAGGAGATTAGTATGACTATTACGGCTACGTCACAAACATTATTTGACGGTGAGCGAGTTGCTATTATGAAGTTTTATGCAACAATGAGCACGACTGAAAATGAGTCTGCCGTTGCTAAAGTAACGCCTTCTGCGCTTACTGCTTCAGCAGCAGGTGGCGCATGCGATTCAGTAACAATTCTAAAGATGTATGCACTTACGCACGGGTTAGAAGTGCAACTAAATTGGAATGCAACTGCAAACGTTGTTATTTGTACAATTCCACAAAATACCAATTACACTCAAGATTTCTCAGAGTTTGGAGGGCTGTGGAATAACGCAGGCGCAGGTAAAACAGGTGTAATTTCGTTTACAACATTAGATGGCTCTGCAGGCGATACGTACACAATTATTTTAGAAATGCAAAAACATTACGCGTGATAACTATGCCCTTAATTAAAAGCAAATCAGACAAAGCTTTTGGTAAGAATATTGCTGCTGAGATTAAAGCGGGTAAGTCGCCTAAGCAAGCAGCGGCGATTGCGTACTCTGTTAAACGTGCTGCCCCTAAAAAAGAGGGCGGCAAAATTGGACTATGGGATAATATACATGCAAAACGTAAAAGAATTGAAGAAGGCTCTGGTGAACGGATGCGTAAACCTGGGAGCAAAGGTGCGCCAACTGCTAATGACTTTAAAACAGCAGCTGGAAAAATGGCGAAAGGCGGCGACCCGAGACTCTCAGTAAGTCGCGGTGAAAAGCTACCAACAAGCCAGGGCGCAGGTTTAACTGCAAAAGGCAGAGAAAAGTTTAATCGAGCTACAGGTTCTAACTTAAAAGCACCAGCTCCACACCCTAAGACAGAAGCAGATAAGGGTCGTAAAGCTAGTTTTTGTGCTAGAATGTCTGGTATGAAAGGCCCTGCAAAAGATGAAAAAGGTCGGCCAACTCGTAAGGCTGCAAGTTTAAAACGTTGGAATTGCCCAGGGTGGTGATATGAGTACTTCAGGTACCGTTGGACAAACAGTTATAACAGTTCAAAATCTGATTGACAGCGGTGCTAGACGTGCTGGAAAATTAGCAGAAGAGCTAACTGTTGAGCAAGTACAAGCTTCAAAGCAAAGTCTATATTACTTACTTTCAAATTTAGTTAATCGTGGTATTCAGTACTGGTGCATACAAAAAGTAGTGTACGGCTTAGTGCCTGACCACTATATCTATTATCTACCAGTAGGCGTGAATGACGTACTAAACTCTAACTATAGAACAGTTACACAAAACACAACAGGCGGCAATAGCTCGTCAGGTGTTGCAGCTAACGCCTTTGATGGTATATACACAAATATTTGCCAGTTAACAAATAATACAGGCTCTATTGGTATTAACATGGGCTCAGGTAATAACGTTTACATGGGCACTATTGGCATACTACCCGCAATTAGTGGCAGTGTAACAGTTCAGTTACAGTATTCAATGGATAACACCACATGGGTTACAATTGAGAGCCCTGGCGCAGTTACTTGGGTTGCTGAAACATGGTTATATTATGACTTAGACCCATCTGCAAGTGCACCGTATTGGCGAATTAATCAAACTGCTGGTGCAAATATGGGTGTTTATCAGGTAGTTTTTGGTTCAAACGCTACTGAAATACCTATTGCTAGGTTAAATCGTGATGACTATACCAACTTGCCTAATAAGAATTTCACAAGTGCTTACCCATTGCAGTACTGGTTTGACCGCACAATTGATCAGCCTGCTATGTATTTATGGCCGTCGCCTAACACATACGCACCTCAGATTGTGGCCTGGTGTTCATATTATGTGCAGGATGTGGGTAAATTATCAGGTTCAATTCAAATACCTCAGAGGTGGTATCTGGCCATTCAGAATATGCTTGCGCACCAAATGGCTATGGAACTTCCACAAGTTGACCCAGCTCGTATAGCTTATTGTGAACAGCAAGCTGAAAAGTACTGGTTTCAAGCAGAGCAAGAAGAACGCGATAAGTCGCCAATTTACTTTGCGCCTAACATAAGCCCATACACAAGATGAGCAAATGGCTAAACACCATGGGCAATACAGTCTTATCGATTGCCATTTGTGATCGATGTAAGATGAAACGTGCATACGATGATATCAGCCAAGATCGAAATATTCCGGGCTTACGCGTATGCATTTTTGGTTGTAATGATGAGCGTGACCCATATCGTTTACCTGCTAGACAGCCTGAAAAGATATCGTTAAGATTTCCTAGACCAGATGCTGATGTTGCTGCTGTTAATGATGCAATCACCACAGACCCTAATATATCGCTAGACCCAGCACAGACAATAACGCATACCACAGAAGGTGAGGCTGGTATTGCTCCTGAAACTGCAGAAGATGATATTGACGGCAATTTAGATAACCTTAGCCCTTAAAGTTAACCATGGCAAATATACGAATATCTCAATTACCTTCAGCAAGTGCTATTACAGGGTCAGAGCTAGTCCCTGTTGTGCAAAACGGCGTTACTGTACAAACAACTACAGGCGCGATTACTGCGTCACCTAGTCAAACGCAAACGTTTTTAACTGCTACACTGCAGCCTGCTCTTCCAAATAGTAGGTATGTAGGCGTTACAAACGGGTTAGTTATTACAGACGGCGGTGCGCAAGGTCTGTTTAATATTAGCTCGACAGGTGCTTTATTGTCATTAGTTAATTCAAGCGCTGGATTTCAAGTTAAGACAAATGCAACAACAATTACAAATCGATCAATAGCTGTTAGCGGTAATGGTCTTGGAATTACTAATGGAAGTGGCGTATCAGGCGACCCTACAATTACTTTAAGTGGCGCGCCGCTTAATTTAGCAAATGCAAGCTTTAACGGGTTAGTTGTTTTATCAACAGCTGGTGGCATTACATCAGCAACAATTACAGGCACTGCTAATCAGATTGATGTTGCAAACGGCACAGGCATTAGCGGTAATCCTACAGTTTCAATATCAAATGACCCTATATTACCCGGTTCTGGGGGTTTAGTTGTGCCAGTTGGAACAACAGGTCAACGCGGCTCTTCAACAAATGGAAACTTTAGATATAACACAACAACAGCCAGTTTTGAAGGCTACGCCAATGGCGCATGGGGTTCTATTGTTAGTGGCGCAGGTGTAAGCTCAATCAGCTTTGGCTCTACAGGCTTAACACCTTCAACTTCATCTACAGGTGCAGTAGTTGTAGCAGGCACACTTGCTGTTGCAAGTGGCGGCACTGGTGTGGTTACTTCTACAGGCACAGGCTCGGTTGTATTAAATACATCACCAACTTTTGTGACTCCAATTTTAGGTACGCCTACTTCTGGCACATTAACTAACGCTACAGGTTATACAACAGCTAATTTGGTCGGAAGCATTGTCTTAACTACTCAAGTTAGTGGTACACTTCCTATTGCAAATGGCGGTACAAATGCAACAACAGCGCCAAATGCAAGAACAAGTTTAGGCGCTGCAGCATCAGGCGCAAACACAGATATTACATCAGTTGCGCTAACTACAGGCACTATATCTACTACGCCTACGTCAAATACAGAGATAGCAAATAAGCTGTATGTGGATTCTGTTGCTCAAGGCTTAGACCCCAAGGCATCTTGCGTGGCGGCAACAACGGTAAACATTACGCTGTCTGGAACGCAAACAATTGACGGTGTGGCATTGATTGCAGGCGATCGATGCTTAGTTAAAGACCAAACAACACAAGCAGATAACGGTATTTACTTGGTGGCTGCAGGTTCTTGGACTCGCGCAACGGACATGGACACTTGGGCAGAAGTACCAGGGGCGTTTACTTTTATTGAGCAAGGAACCCTATATGCTGACACTGGTTGGGTTTGTACTTCCAACGCAGGCGGTACTATAGGCGTTACTGCCATTACATGGGTGCAGTTTGCAGGTGTTGGTTCATACACTGCCGGCACAGGTTTAACACTTACAGGCACAGTCTTTAGTATTACTAACACGGCAGTAACTGCAGCGTCGTATGGCTCTGCTACACAAGTTGGTACATTTACAGTCAACGCGCAAGGCCAATTAACAACTGCGGGCAACACAACTGTGACTCCAGCAGTCGGCTCAATAACAGGTCTGGGAACAGGCGTTGCTACTGCTCTAGGCGTTAATATAGGCACAGCAGGCTCAGTTGTAGTTAACGGCGGCGCTCTTGGTACTCCAAGTTCTGGTACTTTAACCAACGCAACAGGTTTACCATTAACAACAGGCGTAACAGGCACTTTACCAATTGCTAATGGAGGTACTAATTCAACAGCAACGGCAACAGCAGGCGGCGCGGCTTACGGGACAGGTACTGCATATGCATTTACATCAGCAGGAACTGCTGGACAAGTTTTGATCTCAAATGGGGCATCTGCACCTACATTTGGTAGTGTAGCAGGCGGTGGGTTTTAGTGCTTTTAATATATAATTTGCTAAAAGGAACATGATATGGCAGCTACAGGATACACACCAATTTTAATTTATGCTAGTGGAACAGCTGCTGCTGTACCGTTAGCAGCTGATTTAACAACAAATGCGACCACTGGCGCTGAGTTAGCTATTAACTACACCGACGGCAAGCTCTACTACAAAAACAATTCTGGAACGGTTACATTATTGGCATCAACCTCGGGCGCATCAGGTGATGTAGTCGGGCCTGCAAGTGCTACGGACAACGCTCTAGCACGGTTTGATTTGACGACAGGCAAGTTAATACAGAACTCAGTTGGCATATTAAGCGATGCAGGTATTCTGACAGGGCTGACAGGGATTACATCATCAGGCTCGATTACATTCTCTAGCCTAACAAGTGGTCGAGTAACATACGCTGGCACAGCAGGACTATTGCAAGACTCAGCCAACTTAACCTTTAACGGGACAACATTAACTGCTAATACCATAGGTGCGTATACCCTAAGTGGCACAATAGCAGGCGGTGGTAATCAGATAAACAATGTCATTATAGGAACTTCTACTCCGTTAGCGGGTTCATTTACTACGATAAACGCATCAACATCTATTACAAACGCAGGATTAACAAGTGGTCGAGTAACATTTGCAGGTGCTAGTGGATTATTAAGTGATAGTACAAAACTTACTTTTGACACAAGTAATTTAACTGTTGGTGTTATAGGATTGACTGCTAATGCTGATGGTGCAACAGGAAAACTTGTTTTAAGAAAACCTAACGAAGCATTAGGTAATAACCAATTTACTCGAATGTTAGATTTTGCTCCTTATTATCCCGGCTTTGATGAAGCAGTAGTAAAAGCATCAATATTTTCAGGAGTTGATACAGG